CGATTAGTGTTCAATATAGCACTAATTTGCTGATTTTTCAAATCATTCATGACTTTTTTGAAAAAATCATCGTCAATTAGGCGCTGCGCCCACTCAGCCAGCGTTAGTTTGTCCACTTGTAATCCCAAAAATGATGTCGTTTATAGATACTGGAACATTGTTTAGATTTCCAATAACTTGATTTAAATTTGGTAGATTTTGATATTGAGGAAGAATATATGCTGGTGTATTTATTGTGTTTATAACATTAGCCAATGAAGGGTTAATGTATTTTTCCCATTGAGTGCCTCGTAACAACTCAGGTGAGCCAAAATTTATTGGAGCTGATGGAGTAAATTGAGGTTGTGCTTGTGGCGCTTTCCAATCAGCAGGGACTGGGACAATTGGGAATGTTGTTCCAGTTTGTGTATCTGGTATTGCACTTTTGGCAACTAATCCACCAATAACTAATGGAGCAACAGTTTTTGCAACACTTAATAAATTGGATAAACCTGCACCTCCAGCAGCACCTCCAGCAGCACTAGACGCAAGCGCACCAGCGGCAGCACCACCACCAAGTGCTAATAGATTACCTAGAGTTTGACCACCAATCATTGTGTCTAGCGGTAATACTGTACTAGCATCAATTCCAGTTATACCAGCAGCTTCAGCCAAAGCATTTAACGCAGCCACATCAGATGATGTAAGACTTGATGTTGCAACATCCTTTAATGCAGCGTCAAGCCCTGCAATTTCATCTACCGTTAATCCAACACCGGCAGCAGTAGCAGCACCTGCATTAGTACCGACACTTTCTCCCCACATTGCTAATTCTTCTGGGGTAAGAGAGGCTAGACTAGAGGACAATAGTCCTTCTCCGCTTAAAGCCGGTAATGCCGTACCTGTTACATTAGATAATGCAACCGGAGTTGCTACAGCGCCAGCGCCACCAGTATAAGCAAGCTCAGGTGCAAGCGTTTCCATGCCAAAAGCATCTAGTCCTGCACCGGCTCCAGCGCCGCCTAGAGCCTCAGCCAAAAAAGGCGCACCGAATACTCCAGCAGCCATTAATGCTTGGGGGCTTGTGGCTAGTGTTTGAATACCGCTAATAAGGCCGCTTAGCCCTGATCCCGGATTAGTTCTCTGAAATAGTTGTCCCTCTGGAGTCATTCCTTCAGTGAATCCTTCAGTTGACTTGTAATAAGCCGTTGGAGTAAATCCTTGTCTTATGTAATCCTGAAGTTCTGCGGAACCAACCTTAGACATTGTTTCACTAAAAGGAATGTATTGTCCTTCTGCATCATAGTATCCCGGCCCTTTAAGCAGTACGGTATCGTATCCTGCTGCGGGAGATGTATAGTCTGCCATAAGTATTACCCCGGTATCTCAATGTTAGATGTGATTCCAGCGCCAACCTTCATGGCTTTAAGTTTCGCTTCTGCTTGGAATTCCTCTTGCTTGAGCGCCATGTGTGCCTTGAACTTTTCTTGCTCAAGTTGCAACTTAGCCATCTCTTTTTCGCGCATAAGTTGTAGTTCAAGAGCAGCTTTTTCTCTTGACAGCTGCATATCAGCTTGAAACTTGGCTTGTTGCGCTTGGATGTCTGCTTGTGTCTTAGCCATCAATGCTTGTGCTTCTGGAGACATTTGAGGCTGCTGCGGAGGCGGGTTTTGCAGTGCTTGATCTTGCTCCGGTGTAATTACCTTGAAGAATTCGGCGGAATCTTTAAATCCTGCTGCCTCAATGAAACGTCCCAATGTTGCCCTGTATTGACCAATGGACACAAGCGGGTTTGCTGGGCCAAACTGGGATAGCATTTGCTCCTGCTTTGCAAGTACCATCTGAAGCATTGCAAGTTGCTGATCACGGTTGCCGTGACCAAGACCTACATTGACGCTGATGTCAAACTTGTTAGACCATGTTCTTGGATCAACGGTTACATACTGACCACGCAATCGAATGATTCGCTCTTTGTTGTCGTACTTTGATACAAGATGCAGGATTCCTTCAAACAGTTCTTTAACGCCACCGTCTGCAAATAGTCTTGCAATCAGTTCAATCTTGCCTGCTCCAGCTTGCTGCATAGAGGCAACTGCGGCTGCTGTGACATTCTGAAGTAGATTTCCATCAATGCCCTGCGACATCTCTGTCACGCCAGTACGCTTTTGCTGAACAGTATCGAGATACTGAAGCATTGGGAATGACTGACCAGATACATTCTGGACTGCAAGTTGACCTACTGCTTGTGGTGTCTTGACGCGGATAACGCCGCCAGCGGTTGATGTAAGTAGATCGTCTAGGTTAACCTGACCCTCAACAGCCCATGTGCGAGCATCGTTGGTCAAATACAGGTTGTCTAGCATCTGACGGGTTACCGTTGATTTGATCAATTGCAGATCAACAGTCCTATCGGCTAGAGAGTTTCCAAAGAACTTATGAGGAGTAGGAATTGGGCAGATTGAGTAAAACGGCACATAGTCGCTTTCCTCGTTGCTCAGAATCTCGTTGCCTGCATAGAAAACTTGCCGCAGTTCAGCGATTCCATCGTCATTGTCATCATGCAAGATATAGCACTCAAATACCTCTACCTCTTGCAATGCGGTTTCTTGTGCTTGAGTTTCGTATGGTTGCTCGCCGGGTGAGTAGCGTACAACTCGCTCTGGCGTGTAAGCAAGAGCATCTCCGCTTGGCAGAGCATTGACTACGCTTTCGTCAAAGCCCATTGCAATCAAGTCGCTTCTTGTGATCTGCCTGCGGTGAGCAACAAATGGAGCAGCTCTTGGACCACGGATGGCAGCGCCGTTCTTGCTGATCAGGAACTCCTCTGGAGGCACATTAACAATTGTTACCTTCCCAGATTTCTTTTTGCGCTGTATAACAACATCATTCATGTTGAATGTTGGTACTTCGCCACCAGCAGCAACAATAGTCTCTGCAGTCATTGGGTCAACGATTGGCATCGTTGTTACATCTTGCTCAACTACCTCGATGTCTTTGTCTTGCATCATTAGTGCAAGTTCATCGTCAGTCAAGCCTTGATAACGCTCTTTTGTGACATCTTCCTTATCTTCCCAATATGCTTTGACAATACCGTTTTTTTGCAACAGTGCGTCAAAGAACCAATCCCGCATGATCATCACGCCGGGGTTTTCTTTCAGGAAAATATAGTTCAGATAATCTGTAGCTTGTTTTGCGCCAGCTTCATCGCCGGGGCCAGTTGGGTTTGCAAGTACAACCTCATCACCACTTGTAAAGATTCTCATCAGCGCAGGTAGTGCGCCATCAATTGCTTCTGCAACCTCTCCAGTAACTACTTGGCTGCGTCCCTCAACTTCGTTTCCATACGGTTGACGCAAATAGTATTGAAGTGCAGTTTTGCGAGCATCTACTGTTTCGCTCTCAACAAATCCAATTGAGTCGTCCAGACATGATTGGATTGCGGCCTTGAGACTAATTTGAGCCATGATCTACCTTATTGAACCTGTGAACTTACCTGCATGTTTGCAAGTTTCTTTGCAAGATTTCTAGCTTTTTGAGCCTCAGACATCTTGCGCTTAGTTTTTTCGGAATGCTTGTGACCTTTGTGGGCTTCCGAAAGATTCTTTCTTGCCTGTTCTGAAAACTTGATTCCAGTCCTAGCAATACGACTTTTTTCAACACCTTCAGACGGCATTTTCTTGCCAGTCATAGCCTTAGCACGTTTTGCTTTTGTTTCTTCTGATTGCTTAAGTCCAGTCAATGATTGACTGATTTTTTTGCGCGTTTCTTCATCGCGCTGCTTACCATAAGCGTAATGGTCTTCACCACGTTTAATGCGCTTTTCAATTAAATCTATAGATTGCTTCTTGCCAAGTTGAGCCACTCTCATGCGCTTACGCGTTTCATCTGAAACCTGTTTGTTGTACTCTCCGCCAGCAGTCAGGTTATACCCATTGCGGAAAGTATCAAATACAGCAATCCAGTGCTGCTCTCTTATTTCAAGATCATCAACGGAACATTGCTCAACAACTTGCCAAGTGAAAGCATCTATGCCGTGCTTTTGCAAAGCAGCATAAATAGCACTGCGCCTTGAGCATGTCTTGACCCAAGACTTGTGCTGAACCCATCGGCGATAGATGTCTTTAGAAACGCCGATATAGGACTTCCCACTTGCAATGTGGGTGATTTTATAGACTCCGCATATCTTGGACTGGCTCATCTTTTACCTTTGGAGGTCGCCCAATTTTAGGCTTTGGCTCCGATTTTAATTCTTTTACCAAAATTTCCAAGTCCTGTACACGCTTTTCTAGCGATTGGATTAGTTTATGAAGATTTTGTCCTTGTGGTATTAGAAACATCAGACTACCCATTTAGGTTTGACATTGATTGATTTGCCCCAGCTTGCCGTGTTTTCATCTATCCCAACGGCTACATATCGCCATGCGTCAGCAGCGTGGCTATGCTGGTCATGCAGAGGAGTATTAGAAAACATCTTTGTATTTGGGTCAACATCATATCTGTAGTGTCGCAGATTCTGCAATCCATCAGCACAATTAGATTCGTGGATAAATGCCCGGTTAAGCAGTGTTCTGGCTGCGTTTATCCCATCTGCTACGGATAGCTTTGGCGTAATTCGTACAGGTTTACCCATTGTCTGAAGAATGTCTTTAACAGACTTGCCTGTCATATTCTTATTTTCAGCGTCATGCGGTAGCCACCAGTCCTTATAGATATAGCCTTTGTCTTGCAGGACATGGACATAGTGATCTATTGTTTTCTGGCAGTTTTGGTAGAAATCTATTACCCTAACCTCTCCACCGGGTATGGTCTGGACAAACCAGATAGATGTCATATCTGCCCAGCCTAAGTCCCAGAATGTATTAACGACAATTGACTTGTCAACAATGAAGTCTCTGATGCGGTTTTCTTCCTGCGCCTTGCGTAGCTCGTTGGCATATACAGCGCCGTCTAGCATCTGCCTTGTGTGGCCTTCCCAGATGTTTAGATAGGAATCTTGGTCTTTTGACTTTAATTCCTCAAGTTCATTTTTTAAGACATCTGGAAACCACGGGTTATCAGACCAGTTAACCTTTCTGATTTGAGCATTTGCAGGCGGGTTTACGACAAACCTCTTATACGTTTCATCTGTGTCCAAGTCGGGGTTGAATGTGATCCATATCTCTGAGTCTGGCTTCCTAACGGTTGGAATCAGTACCTCCCAGCTTGTCTTGCTGACGCTTTGACCTTCCTCAACCCAGCAGATGTTTACACCCTCGAATGACTTTATGGATGTAATGTTATGTTTAAGACCAGCAAAACTGAACTCTGAGCCGTTTTTCCCATAGATCGCCGTTCTCTGTATGTCAAAGAACGATTCAAGCCCCATAGCCTTTATTTGGTCTGCCAGAAGGGTGATTACGGAGTCGTGGATTGAGTTCTGTAGTTCACGCGCACAAAGCACCCTAATAGGCTCTTGGACGGCTCTTGCGATCAATGCCCTAGCTACCCCCCATGACTTACCAGAACCGCGTCCACCGTACAAAATTTTGTATCTGGCTGGCTCAAAGAGGAAGTCTAGCTTTTCAGGGAAGTCTAGTTCAAGTTCCATCTGGACGAACTAGCTTGATGTTGATGCCAGAGATTTGGATTGCGCCGCCGCCCTCTCCGGTTAGCTGCATTGGCATTACCTTGCCTAGAAGACCCATAAACGCTTGAGGATGGCTCTTTGCCTTTTCTTCTAGGTAGGTTACTCCACCAACCCTGTCCAGAGCCTCTACGATCATCTCACGCAGCATGGCATTGCCTTTATCTAGACTTCCTTTAGGTCTGCCAGCGCCTTCTCTAGCGCCACCACGATGTGAAATGTTTGATTGTTTTTCATTCATAGTTGAATCCCTTTCGGGTTGTTCAAGTTAGTGTTTACAAACTATTTTAATCTAAAAGACCGCCGTTGCGTTCAAGAATCTTTAATAGTTCTTCGTTGCCGGGGAATACTACAAAGTTGGATGTGCCCTGCCCTGCACCGCGACTGCCGCCGTCTAGGTAGCGGATTCCGGGGATGCCGAGTTTTCTCATCTCATCACTTGCCGAATTACCATAGACTCTACGCAACATTTCATTGATTGCCGCTCCGTCCATTTGATCTATTATTCGCGGAGAACCATGTCGCGCAGTCCTATCGCTCCAAGTTAAAACCCCATACAAATCATTAGGATTTGCTGCATCTTCTTGCGCTTTCGCTACAAGTTGTTTTACCGCCTTCCGCACACTCTCTGGCTGCTGACTCAGCGGCTTATCCCAATCCAGCATCTTTGCGATCTGTTCGTCTGGTAGGTCTATTTTGTAGAGGGAGCCTGTAGTCTTTAGCGGTTTTGCATAGTCACCAGATTCAAGCATCTGCAAAGTGTCTGTCATTAGCTTTTTTTGCGGATGATCAGGCTGTGACTCAAGAACAAATTTCAAATCATCCGCTGCATATTTAGGATCACCAGAAAGATTGGCCAAACGTTGTGCGTTGGCATGAGCATTCAATCGTCCTTGATTGGCCATGTCTCTATTGGCAAGATTCACAGCATAGCTTCCAGCAACATCCTTGCTTTCAGCCAAATACAACCCATGCCCATACGCCTGCGCTCCTTCACCAGTGCCGATTTTGCTTGAGTCGAACTTGGAGAATTTGTGTGGGCTTCCATGCCATACAGTCATACCAACAGGATTATAGGCTTCTGCCATTAGATCGCTTAGTTGGTTTTGATATGGGCCTTTAAATGATTTGGTTGCCAGATATTCATCTGTTGCCTTTTGGCTTAGTTCATCAAATGCTTTTGCTCGGTCTACTCCATAAC